GTGGGGTAATCAGTGTAATTGCAGGCAATGACGAGGAGTGTCATGATATCTTGCTTGAATGGCGTGATGACTACAACTCTCAATATGATTCAAACATTATGGAAGAGGTCAAGCTTGCCGTTCGATATGAACTGAATCCTCAAGTTGAATATGACACTGGAATTGTAGATTCTTTTACTACCTGATCATGATTGATTTCCCACACAAGGCACCAGAAGGTTACACTTATGAATTTGAAAACTTTAAGCGCAATACTACTCGTATTATGCTACGTTTTCATAAAAAGTTTGACTACAATCTCGGAAAACCTGTTGCAACAGTTTGGGGATTCTATGACTCAAAGAAAGACAAGTATTTTGCGCCAGTAAATTCTGCAACAATTGGAAAAGAAGTTGATATTCATTCAACTCGTCCATGGTCTGCAATGAAAATCAACCTTACACCTCTTGAACTCGCATTTTATGACTAAGCAAAATCAAATTGATCTAATCGAAGAATTTTACTGCGATAGAATTCAGTATCTTGTTGACAATGAAATGTACTTGGAGGCACATTCGATCTTTGAGGAATTCGTTGTAAATGACGAAGAACCTACCGATTATCTTTTTATTGCCTCTGTAAACTAATATAACGTCATATGTTTACTCCAGGCGAAAAAGTCTACTACAAAGGATTATCTGGAACAGTTAATTTTGTCTGTTCGAAATATATTACAATCCTGGTGAAAAAGGGTGAACACAAATCTCTTGACGTTAATGTTTTAGTTCATCCAGAAAATTATGATAATGTAGTAGATTTTAATTCCAAATAATAAGAAGATTAATAATGAAATCAATATGGAGACTATGGGCGAAGGCGCTAGGGGAAAAGGCACACAAAAAAGATTGTGTTGCTGATAAAGTTGCGATTATCCGAACAGTCATATTCGCAACTTATTTGATCACAAATATGTTCATTGTTGCTGGTGTTATTCGACATTGGAATGAAAAAACAATTGAAATTTACATTGAACAACCAGAACAAATTTCTAACCAATTAATGTAATTTTTATGATTGAAACACTAATTGCTGGTCTCACTTGCGGCATTGCTACATACTATGGAGTTGGTGACGGATTTCATGGACAAATCACCGCTAATGGGGAAAGGTTTAATGCTTATCGTTGGACTGCAGCTCACCCTTATCTTCCTATGGGCACTAAAATCAGGGTAACAAACCAAGACAACATGAAGCAAGTTATTGTTAGGGTAAATGATCGTGGTCCTTATTCCCACGCAGACATTGACCTTTCCTATTCTGCTTTTGCACATATCCAATCAACAAGTAAAGGAAACGCTACAGTGTGTTGGAGAGTTGTCGGATGATCTTTATTAATTTTACCTATGTTTAGCAGACCTCTTTTTGGAACTAATACAAAGAAAACCAAACTGTCTTGGTTTGAATATATCTGGCACTCTTGTATTATTCAAGGTTGGTATAATTGCTGGTATTCCTTTAAGAACTGGGCTGACTTGATGGGAGATAATTATCAAGAATATGCTCTTCTTGTATCTGATGACCCACTGGAGCAGTGTATCTTATACTTCTGGGATAGTTTAGAGGATGAGATTTATCCTAAACATTTCCTGGAAAGTTTACTTCAAATGTCTTATGATGTTGAAACTGGTAAGGTTAAGACATATTCTATGAATGAAGTTTTTGATAGAGTACAAGACCTTGTAGGTGATCTTATTGAAGATTTGAAACTTGATGAGGAATTAGATAATGACAATCTTTGATTTGGTTTACGATCAACGTAAATATGGTTGGGTTGTTGATAAACGCTATGATTGGATCAATATGCTCATGACAATGCAGAAGAAAAATCCACAACGTTTCAAAGAGTTTGAATATACAAATGCCACGATTTATCATTACATAGATAGAGTACAAATGGAGCAGACCCATGAGTGAAGTAACCTTTAAGAAGCATAGAGTATTCCGTGAAACAGAAGCAGTTGTATTCTATGATATCTCGGTTGAGTATTCAAACGCTCAGGACCTTGTGGTTCATTCTGGTCCTGCTATCAGTCCTCCTGATGATATTGTAGGTGCAAAACAGTTTTATATTCACTATCATCAGGTAGATCATAATCGCGTTCTGTCTGGTATCAGAACATTTGAACTGGTGAATCCAGAGTGGCGATATCCTTACCATATCGTTCACCTTAATCGTTCTTCTGGTGCATTAGTCATTCCTAAAATGACCTATCACCGTTCTTATTCTGGAGAAGAAGGTTCTATTGTCATTAATCAAGCAATTCGTGACGATGAGTTTAATCCTGAAACTGAGTTTGTTCCCGTATCAGCAGCCAAAGACAGCAATCTTTATCATATCCTCGCTCACGAAAAACCAGTTATTCATACACTTGGAGAATAACCATGGGGATGTTTGATTATTTTCGTTCTTCCTATGATTTGGGCGAAAAATTTACAAATGTTTTATGTCAAACCAAAGATATAGAAGAAGGTATTGGCGGAACCTTGACTGACTATTGGTTAGATCCTAATGGTGTGTTATGGTATCCAGATTATAGGGGTACAAATACATATGAGATTATTGAAGAAGACGATCCTCGATATGATCCGAAGAAATTGTTTTTGAACTTTGAATGGGTGCCGACTGGCAATCGTGGATCATATAAACCCCATTTGATTACAAAGTATGTTGAGGTTTATCCTGCAACTTGGGAAGGACACTGGGAAGATTGGCCCCGTTGCAGATTGCACTTCAAGTATGGTAGACTTGTTGATTATGAGGATTTCACTGGGCGATGAATTCAACAGAGAAGGCAAAAATATATAAAAACGTTTGGTGTTGTGCATATCAAAGACGTTACATGTATCGCGGCACCCCACGCGAATATAGAGAGCATGAAACTATTTTAATGTGTCTTAATATGAAAGGCGCAAAGTGGTATCAATTTGACACAGAAAAACCCCATTATTTGAAATGATAGAAACGTCATTTTTTCCTTACGAAAATCACCCATATCGGTTGGAATTCGGAGAAAAGAAAAACACTACAGTTTGTTATTTCTCATGTGAAGATCACTTGCAAAAATACTTGACCAGGTATAAACTTAATAAGAAAAATGTAAAAATTGATTGCTATCATGAACAATCCATTCAACCCAGTAAAAAGAACAAGAGAAGTGTGGAGCAAAAGTCTGAACCAAAAAGTAACGGAAGTTCAAGTTCAGTTCGCAGAAGAAAATCCAGCATGGATTCCACTGGAAACTCTAATCGCGCTCCAAAACCTAAAAAAAGAAAATAAATAAAAAAAATATAAAATACATGGCAATTGCATATAATCCAACAATAGTTACAACAGGATTAGTTTTATGTCTTGATGCTGGTAATACAAACTCATACTCTGGTTCTGGTACCAGTTGGAATGATTTAAGTGGTAATCAATATGTTGCTACTATGAGGAATTTGACATCTTCAAACTGGGTTTTGATCAATGGACAACGTGCATTTGAAACAAATGACACAAACAATCAAGGATTTACTGTATCTAATTTTGTTAGACCTGGATCTCAAAGAACATATAGTATTTGGTTAAGGTCAAAGTCATTCTCCATTGGGTGGCAAACATGGTTTGATGACGGTGCAGAAAGAATTTTATTTGGTACCAGTACAAATACCGTTCACATTTATCCTGATGTCAATCTAACTGCAAATTTACAAACAGATACTTGGTATAATTTATCTTATACTTTATCGGGAACAACTGCTATTGGATATGTAAATGGTGTTTCTGTGGGAAGTGGTACTTATTCGTCAGCACTGACAAGTGGAACTGGAGATCTATGGATACTTGGCGATACTGGAAGTGAAATTACAAGTTGCTATTGTTCTTATGCTTCTGTTTATAGCAGAGCACTCACAGCAACAGAAATTTCACAAAACTTCAATGCTCTCAGAGGAAGGTTTGGAATCTAAATATTTTAAAACTAAGGAAGTGTAAATGGCTGTTTATGCTGGACCAGAAATAGTAGATAATGGTCTTGTATTGTATCTTGACGCTGCAAATCAAAAATCTTATCCTGGATCTGGTACCACTTGGAATGATTTGAGTGGTAGAGAAAATCATCATACATTAACTGGAAGTCCAATATATGGTTCCGGTAGATTTACTTTAGACGGTTCGACACAAGGATTCACCAAAGCGAGTGCAATAAATGGAGTATCTTCAACAAATACTGTAGTAATATGGTACTCTACATCCGATGGAGCTGAATTGTGGGTAAGGGGAAATCAAAGTAATGGAGTTTATTTAAGTGCCTCCTCTGGCAATAACTACTATCATAGTAATGTAGGTTCTCCTACGAATTGGGTTGATTTAAATTCAGTAACAAATCCTGTTACTGAAGGGTATAGAAATGGCGCATTTCATATGTGGGAAGCAAAAAGTGTAGACTTTTCTTCTTGGTCATATTATGAATGGTTTTTATATCCTGCTCCTTGGCAAATGGCAGGAAATGTTAGTTGTATAATGGTATATGACAGAAATTTAACTGCAAATGAAAGTAGACAAAACTTTAATGCCATTCGTGGACGCTTTGGAATCTAAGGAGAAACAAAAATGGGATTATCACACTCGCCAAGCATAGCAACCAATGGATTAGTTTTGTATCTTGACGCTGCAAATGAAAAATCTTATCCTGGATCTGGAACTAATTGGCAAAATTTAGTTGGGTCTGAAGTTTTTACTATTAATGCTTCTGCTTATAATAGCAGCGGTCCAAAATATATGGACTTCAAGGGAAGTTTTGGGTGTGCCAAAAAAACTGATTCTGATTTTATTATTTCTGGAGATGTAACTTGTATTTGTTGGACTAGAATTTTAAATTCTACTTCAAACTGGAGAACTCTTCTTCGTGGTCTTAGCTCTGGACAAGACCACCAAGTAATTGTTCAAAGTGGTACTTGGCAAATCGGTATGTATGATAATACCAATGGAACAGGATTTAATGATTCTGGATTTAGTCAACAAAATCTTCCTGGTTATGCTTCAAATCAATGGAATATGTTAACTTGGAGGTGGAAGAATGCAGCAACTCCATATTATAACTTAAGTTATAATGATTCTCCAGAAACAATAAGAGGTTCAAATAATAGTTCAAATGCTAGATTTAAGCACGGATTTTGTTCTATTGGTGCTTATAATAATGGTGTTCAAAGTGACCCAAATAATGCCTCTCAATTTTGGGGTGATATATCACAAATATCCATTTATAATAGATATTTGACTGACGCGGAGATTTCACAAAACTTCAATGCTCTCAGAGGAAGGTTTGGAATCTAATATGACACCCAGAGAACTGGCACACTCCTTCTTGCATTCGTGTGGTTTTGCCTTATAATATAAAGGTAATCAAGAGATCCAAATGATTTTCCACTATACTGCTGGTCAGGGAAAGCAAGGTACCCTCACTCTTGTTCCTTCTATGTCTCTTATCAACCCTCAGTATGTTTGTGTTGCTGAGGTTGAGGGAAAATCAATGGTTGTGAGCAACCCTGGATATAATCGTGCATTTAGGCATGATCCAGCACCACATGTAGATGCTATTGTTGAACATATTGTTGAACAAGTAATTAACTCTCTTGACGATTGGTTTGATTTTGAGGAGAACAATGAACCTAATTAATTTTAAACATAGATACGATTACGGTCACGATTGGTATGTTCAAATTCTAACCATCAAGCGTTGGAGTTTGCTTCAAATATCTGTGAGTTGGAATGATTATGCATCGTGGCCTTATCTGCAAATTAGGTCTGGAAGTGGTGATTTGGTAAGTATTATTTTCTGGGTTTATAAGTTTGGGTTTGATATTGATTTTTGTGGGAGAACTTGGAAATGGGATTACTTAGAAAAATGTGATGAGGAATCTGATAAAGATTTCTTGAAAGCGGATGAATGCTGAAGCAATTACCTACTAAAAAGCACCGAACATTATGAACCTCAAAGAGAAGAAAGCACTACTCAAGAAACTTGAGACTGCATACAACACTTGTTTTGATTGTGGACAAAAGTATGGAGTTTATTCCGTAGGTTGCTCCTCTGTTTATGAGTCAAAGTGTGGTGTATGCGGTGAGATCAAACGTATCACCGAAACCCGTGATTTTGCTTATTTTGTAACTGGTATTCGCAAACTGAAACTGGAGATTGCAAATGAGAAGAGTAAGCGTAAGACCCAAAAGCAAGAAGGCGAAGAATCGTCTTGCTAACACAATGGAAGGAAATCCTGTTTGTATTGTGGAGCAGGATACTGGCGGTGAGTTATTTCTCGCTTCTGAGAATCGTAAATACTTCTTCTGGGTTAGCACTCGCACTGGCACAAATCGTTTTGGTGACAAATCTGATTCACACTGGGAGGTGATTGAATGACTTACGACCAACTCTATGAGCACATTGTCAACTACATTGCTCAACCACTGGATGACAAACGCAAAGCATGTCTGATTCTTGGTGCTGTTATGGAGTTTCACCTTGATTGCCTTGATGAAGGTGTAGATCCTCGCACTATTGATATGACTGGTTTTGTGAATGAGAAACTTGATGAACTGGAGGGTAAATGAGATTTCGTGATATTGAGTTCCGTTGGAGCAACTGCAATAACAAGTATGAACTCGTCAAGTGGCATCAAAACCCAAATGGTAAAAAGTGTTATGTGATTGCTTTCTTTGATAAAGGCAAAGAGGGATATGATATGAGAACTATTGGTGACAGGTTCTTTGAGGATAAAGATGCCTGGGTTGTGGGTAAGTATGGTCTGGAGTTTCTAAATGAAGTCTTTGAGATTGAAAGGATTGAAGAGGAACTGAAATAGACACTTGAAGAACTGGCACAGGGCATCTCCACAGGTGCCCTTTTTGGTCTATAATGACTTCATAAGAAACAAACCAATGACTGACCTTTCCAACTTTACTTACAAGCAAATACAGGAACTTGAAAGGCAAATTGAAGAACAGAAAAGGTTGATTCAAGAACGCAAGGAGTTTTTGAGTCAAACAAAAGACTGTGCGATTGGATATAAGGTGACTTTTTGTGTGAAGTTCAATCCTTATACTCACGAACACGATGAACTGTGTAGTAAGGAGGAATTTGGTGATTGGTTGGCAAATGATAATGCGAAACAAATTATTGAATACTTTGAACTTAAAACTCCTGTTGAAGATGTAAGTGGTTTTGAGATTACAGAAATGACTGATGACGACAAGGAAGAATGGAAGTGTTTTTGGGAAAATGAAGAATGAACTACCTCTGCCTTGTTGATGGTGTCGTAGAATACGGCAGCACAGACCTCTACCAATTCAATCATTATCGTATGATGTATTACGAAGACCACAAAGATGCTGAAAATGTAGAGTATCTTGTGCTGACTGATGAAGCATACAACGAAATGTTCCCTTGTGAGGATGAAGAATGAAACCCTATCAGTACAACCTAAAAGTTTGGGATGATGGTGATACTGACCGCACTTGGCAGTTTGGTATCATCAACAATAAAACATTACTCTGGGTTCATTATGAAAATCCCAGTCGTTTAGTTTTTAGTGATGGTGGATTACACATCCTACTCTCATTCTTTACTAATTCTTTATTTGGAGTAGATTTTCAACTTGGTAAGGTTGGTTTGAGTTTAAACTTTTTTACTGAATACTTTGATGGGTGGGAAGAATGACTGACGAACAAATCCTTGAAATTGCTTCATCATATTTGAGAGAACTGTATTCTGGTGATGTTGGTGATGTAGTGTGGCAACCTTTACAAGAAGATGCTCTTTTAAACTTTGCCCGAGCAATTTATGAAATGGGTAGTGAAAATGGTTGGGAAAGTCATCAAGAAAGTGTATCACTGAACTCCTCTTATCCTACTGATTATAACTATGACTGACGCAGCATACAAAGTTTGGGAAGCATTCAAGGCAGAATTGATTGTAGCATCTTCTATTCGTGTGATTTCTTCTCTCATTTATAGAGATGGAGTGCTTGCAAATGAACCTTGGCTTACTCATACTGCTCAAGAACTAAATGAAATTGCTGGTGATGTGGAGGCACTATGAAAATCTATTGTGTGGTTGATAATGTTGATTTGGGTTATCACGTTGAGTATGCTTCCACTTCCAAAGACAAAGCAAATGAGGTATTGCTTACGAAACTTCAAGAAGAAAGACAAAAATTTTATGTTACTTATGAAATGATTGAGATTGAGGTAGAAGAATGACTGAACGAGCAAAAAAGATTATGGAAGCATACGAAGCAGAGGATACATACAACTTTCCAAAAGATGGAGTTGCTGCTGCTATTCGTGAAGTTGTTATTGAAGTAATACTTAAGTATATGCAGTATGCTGAATGGGAAATAGTCAATAAAATTATGGAAGATATTAACGAACTTGCTAATGAATTGGAGGCACTATGAAACTTGATGAATTTGATTGGTTTGCGATTTTGATTATTCCTATTTCTCTAATCGTTATTGGTGGTGTTCTCACTTATGGTGAGCAACAACAACGAGTATTATTCCAACAAACATACAATAAGAACTTGGAGTGTCGTCAAGCACTCAAAGACCAAACAGTAGGACGAGTGAATGAGATTTGTGGAGAAGTTCCTGTGATTGGAGATTTTGTGAAATGATTGAACTTCGTATCGTTGAGAATGAACTAGGAGTGAAACCAGACATTCAGTATCGTTTTATGTTGTTTTCTGTTGGTCAGGGTGGTTATTTGTGCCCACCAAATCCTGATATGAAATGGTCTGAATGGAGAACTTGGAGGAGATTGAAAATGATTGAAATTCAAAAGAACTACAAACTCACACTCACAGAGCAACAAGCAAAAGAACTCTACTGGATTTTGAAAGATGTAAATTTGGATGTTGATAATGAGTTGAAACTTGTTTATCACGAACTCAAAAAACTCTTTGATAGTGGTATCCGATGAAAAAGTATCGTATCAAAAAAGAAACTTATGGTAATACTACAAAGTATTTTCCACAAGAGAAATTTTTGTATTGTTGGTATAATATTTTTGCCTATGAGGTTTATTTTGATGGTGGATATGATACTCTAGAAGAAGCACGGAAACGACTTTGTGAGTATTGTAGAGAACCTGTGGTAGAATACCTTGACTTTGACCCTGTGAGGGATTGTAAATGACTAAAACTCAATCAGCATTAGAACGAGTTATTATTGAACTTGATAGTTGGTGTGATAATTGGACACCGACATCTTATAATGACCCTCGCATTAGTTTGAGACAGATTGCTGACCGTGCCCGTGATGTTTTAGATCCTAGGAAAAAAATGACTGACTTTCAACCAACTCCACAAACACCAGAACAAGTAGATGAAGGTCTGCGTGATGCTTTTAGACAAGCAATCAAAGATGGTGTGATGGATGCTACTCCTTACTTGAACCAAATGACTTTTAACACAGATATTGAAAAAACAGAAGCAGAAATCAAAGTGCTTCAAAAGAAACTTGAACTCCTCAAAGAGATTGAGACACATAAATCTCAACCAAGAATGAACCTTGTAAAAGTGGGAAAGTTTGAGAGTGTTTCTTATAATGATGAATTTTATGTTCGTATGGACTATTCACATAATATTCTTTGGTATAAAAGTAAAAACACGAAGAATCTTGATGGTAATAATTTGACACTTATTACTGATGGTGAAACTTGTCGTCTTCTTGAAGGATTGTGGTTCAACGATGTGAAGCACGGGAAGTATGGTGATGTTAGTGAAGAATGGTTGCCCGATGAGTTGGAATATGAAGAAGATGAGATGGGATATAACCAAGGATGGAATGATTGTTTGAATGAAATCAAGAAGAACCTGCGATGACTGAACCACTAAACCATAAATTAGATGTAAGTAAAATCAAAACACTCACAGATGTAAAGAATGTCTTTGAGTGTATGAGTTTGATTACTAATGCGAGTGAAGGATATGAAAAGTATGAACTCATCAAAGAATACTTCACACTTCCAAATGATCCACAAGAACTCAAACTTGAACTACCACGCAAGTCATTAGAAGAAATCTCACAGGAATTTGATGAGAAGATTGATAAACAGGTTGAGGATGTAGAATACAAGTTCGCACAACTCAAATATTATCAAGAGTATCAGTTTAGTAAAAAGATTACCAGGATTATTGAGGATATTGAGTATGCTCGCAAGAATGGAAGTTTTCCAGCA